TTTTCACCCATGCATTCCACTGTGTTCCTGTTACACCAAGCTGTTCAGCCATAAAGCGAATAGCATCAAAGTTATTATCATCTTGAACTAAAAGGTCTGGTCTGCGATCTGTATCTTTCCAGTTGTCGCCTTCTGGAGTTAATAATACTTCACCTTTAAACGCACCAATCTTATATGGGTTTACGTCAATAGTTCTTGTTCCATATGGGTTAAAGATTGATAATACTTCATCATATGGAAGAGTTATAATATCGCCTTCTTTTCTATATGAAGATGCAAATCTTTGGTCTGATGAAATAATGTCTTCAACAATATCCACAGCATCAGTAAAGTGCATAGGGCGAAGTTCTTGTTTTTTTGAATCTACAGCAATTCTGTAGTCAACATTAACTACATCACCAATACCATGACCAGTAAACTGATCAACAATAAAACCATTCTTAAACCTATCAAGACCAGTAACATTGTCTTTAATTGGGAATGCTTCTGTTTCTGTTTCTAATAGAGTTAGCGAAACATAATATTCTAGATTTTGAATTCTTCTTTCTAGAGCAGCAATATCTTTCATCGTATAACGACGATTGTCTCTCTGGAATACGCGAACATCATTAGCTGTTTTTGTATATGCTGGCACGTAAACAGAAGCAAGAACCATACCCTCAACAGGGTCTCTTGGTTCTACTGGATCTCTAGCTGGTGTACCAACAATAACATTAAAACGACCAATTGAATCTAAAACAAGTTTATCCCATCTTGGTAAATAATACGCAATACTTGTGTTGAATCCCTCACCAATCTTAGGAAGCTCTGGTGTAAATCCATTAGCTCCAGAAATTACTGGACGATAATCAATTACATCATGTAAGAAAACAGTCTCAGTTACACCGTTTGACTTCTTAACTGGGAAAGAAGGAATATCTTCATATCCAAAATTATTATCTGTATTAGCGATTGAGGCTGAGTAAGAATCAACTGAGAAATAATTGCCCGTACCAGTATGGTTAAAGTAATCGTATATAATTTTTACTGCGCCAGCTGGCGGTGCTGTGCTTGGCTTTAAGGTAAGAACAGCTTGCTGATAATGTGTTGGTCTTTGACCATCATCAAATACATATTTGTCAAGAACACTTACAGAGTTAGTCTCAACATAAGTGTCATAATTTCCTGGATTAACTTTAATATCTTTAATGCGTAAAACATCAGCATGAGTTAATGTGAAAGAAAGTTCGCTTACGTTCTTTCTTCCAGTAATAATTTGACTGTGATTTGTTATTAATGTTTTTGTTTTTTCGCCAGCAGTCGCACCAGTTTGTAGAATGCTAGTAACAAGTTTATATTCTCTACCTGCTGTAAGAGCAGGTGATACATTACTGATTGTTAATAATTTCTGCGAACCATCAAGTGTTAAGTTCGAAGACGTTATTGGAACAATCGCTTTTGTGTTTGTATCAATTAATGTGTAGTTCTCTAGATCTTGTGTAGACTGGAAAAATTCAGTAGGAGATGCAAGAGTAAATGCCCAAACAATATTTGCGCCTTCTTGCGCTGCGGTTGCTGAGATTATTCTTCTTACTGTGTGTTGACTAGATTTAATTGTGTCGTTACCAGAAGAATCTTGACCTCTTAGTGTTTTAATTGTGTCGAATGCAGATCTATAAACTAGATAATTATAATTTGGCTCTCTTATTATTGATCTCGCCACACCAACTACACCACTCTTAGCGCCAGAAGCCCCAACAGAGCTTGCTAATGTTATTGATGTGTTGCTTTCAACTGTCGAAACTACACCAACTTGTGTTCCGTCAATGTATAGAACATCACCAACAGCGACTTGTTCAGTAAATACTGAACCAACACCAGTAACAGATGTTGCATTATTTGCAACGCTTGCTGATCCAACTATTACTAACTGAGTCTCTACAATATCAGCAGTAAATATTCCAGAACTTCCAGTTGCTAGAGATAAAGATTTAACGTCTTTCTCAAAATTATAATTTGCGAATGTTGATGGATTAACATCCATCTTAATTTCGAATAAACCAAGTTTATATTGAGTCGCATCAGCGCCAGTGTAATCACCAGAATGTAACTGAAAAGCATTAACTCTAGCAGTACCAACTTTAAAAGAAGTTGAAGGTGGAACACCATCAGTAAGAGTAGATCCATTTGGTGGTGTTCTACTAACTGAATATAGATTAATAATTGGGAATGTAGTTAACTCTGGGAACGAATGAACATTGTTTATTAAAATGTAGTTTCCAACTGGGGTTTGAATTGGATAATCATCTTCTCTTACAATATGACCACCCTCATCGCCAGTAAGAGTGTTCTCTCTTGCTTTTCTAAAATCTACATATTGTGTAGAAGTTGCCTCAATCTCAAATCCTTGAATATACGCTTTTCCTGGATCAACGCTAATTACAAACTTATCATCATCGCCGTAAGTTTGACCTTGAATAGCGTCTCCGAACTGTGGAAGAGGAGGATATACACCAGTTCCATTTTTGTTTAAGTGTTCTCTGGATGCTAACTTAAACTTTTTAACTTCATAGTTACCAGATTCGTCATATGTTCTTCTTGCTAATGTTTTTTCTAATTCAGCATATGAAGACTTAGTAATAATGTTTTGAACCCTACCATTCTTAACACGTAGAAGTTCAATAAATTTAATTTCGTCTGTAGAATCTAAAGGAAGTTTTACTAGGTTTAGTTCAACTCTGTAACGATGAGCGCCTGGAGCAGCAAAGTTCGTTGTTCCTTGAGCATTATCTGCAAGTAGTGGTTCTTCTTCTGGAGTTACGACAGATTCAACAATTTTAAACCCAACTCTGAATGATGGGTTCTGTGTAAAACGACCAACATAAAGGTGCATCTCTGGGTTTCTAACAAAGAAACCATCAATGTAATAGATACCTTCTTTAACTTCAACAGCAAATCCATAACCAAGAACGTCGGTTTGTGAATTATTAGTATAGGTTGTTGCATTAGATCCGCCATCACCAAAAGAGCGGATATTAACATAGATATCCGCTTGTTGATTTTCTGTTAGGCGATAGTTTTTTTCAATAGTATTGTCAGCAGCATATGCAACTATAGTTTCGCCTGGAACAAAACGCTTAGTTACTTCGTCTGTTCCAGTCTGTTCAATTTTGTAATAGAAAGTAGGAATGTCACGCTCAGTTGGATCAATACAATCACAATTAGATGTATCAATAACAAGAGCTTTAACACCAGAAGTCAAACCAGTAATAATTTTATTTCTAAACTGCAGAATGTATGATGATACAGTCTGGTTAATATAAAGGTTCTCTAGTTTTGCAAAATGAATCAGCGAGTCGTGGTTAACACTACCTGGGATAACTTGAGATCCATTCTTAAACATATGATCACCAAATCTGGTGATTTGTCTTTGTAGAATAGTCTGAAGTTGTGTAAGTTCTCTAGCCTGAACTGCATATCCAGGTCTAAAAAGAACTCTTAGATAATTATCATCATCGCTGTAATCATCATAATATGGTGCAACATTAAAGTTAATAGCCATTCTGTCTCTCTTCTAAAAGAAATTATACTCTATTCTTTTATTTATTTTACATTTCAACGATGATTTTAATATCTTCAATTTGATCACCTGCGCGATTAATTGGGCGACGATTTTCGACATAGATAATATCACCGCTGTCTGAGTTAACATCTGGATCTGCAATAGAAAGAATAGTTCCCTGTGCAGTAGTTGTTGCGCCTACAATAGTTTCTCCAGCTTGGAATAATCTACCAGTTGTTGGATCAGGAACACCAAGAGTTGTTCCATCTGTTTTAGTTTGAATATAGCGCAGAGTTTTAGGTGTTGAACCAGTGTTTAGAGAAACGATTCTTCCTCTTGCGCCACTTGTTTGACCCTTAACTTCTTCATCAATCGCAAATGTTCCACTAACAGCAGAATACGAAATAATTCTGTTCGAAATTAAAGTAGCTTGTGTTGCTACGTTACCTGTACCAAAGTTGGTTGGATCACGAACTAAGCTAATACGACGATAGTCATTGTCAACAGGGAAATCTCCAGCACCATCATCATATTCTAGACGGACGTTCATCATTACATAGAAACCACCAAGTTCTTCAACTGCGTCAAAACCATGACCACCCTTTGGTGAAATAATAGCACTAGCAGTAGCATTATCAGTGCCTGTTGTTGGAGCGCCAATAGTTACACGAGCCCATGTATATCCAGAACCTGGAGTGTTAATAGTAATTTGTCTGATACTATTAGTAGAACCGTCAACAACTGCTGTTGCTGTTGCGCCTATACCATCCCCAACAATTGAAACTACTGGGATACCAACATAGTTTGAGCCAAATGTATCAACCTTAATATGCTCAATCGCACCATCTACAGCTGCTTGTTCAACTAGATACTGTTTATAGTATGAATCAGTAGATCCTGGGTTTATTCCTAAAGTTTTAACTGGAACGAAATCTGTAGAAACGAATTTAAGAACATCAGCTGGAGCAATAGTGTACATATATTTCCAAACGTATCCGTCTGGAGTTGTGATCTTAGTTGTTTCTGTGCCTGTTGGTTTAAATGTAGAAGCAACAACTGAACCATTACTTGTATTCTTGATACATTTATATACGTTATATTCATCAGTAACTACATAAAAGTTTGCATCATATAAAGATGCTGGTAACGAAGGTGCTCCAGAGTCAATGTTAACACCAGGAACACTTCCACTATAATCATGACGATAAATGTCATAAAATTTACCAGAAGTCCAGTTTCTACGGACGATTGATAATGAAACATCTGTTGATTGAATTCTCTTCAAAGCAAGCATATCGTCCCAGGCATAAAACTCATCACCAACTGTGTCGTATGGTGTGTCTGGAATGTTATCATTAACCCATGCTTGTGGTCTACCAATACCTAGATAAATATTTGTAGGCGCAGACTCGTTGAAGCCCTCTTTGAAAGATTGCGCATTGTGAATGCGAAATTTATTTGTAATAATTGCAGCCACTTAGATTCTCCTATTGTGTGCGTTAGATTTATGCAGTCTTGTATATTTCAACATATGCCCCGACTGCAAAGTTAGATCTCTTATGTTTTCTATTTATAAGGTCGTATACAGTAACTTTGGCGAAATCTTTAATTTGTGTATCACCAGTATTCTGTAAAGCCTCTAGTATATACTCGTCGCCACTCTCTTGGAGTAGACGATCTCCATCCTCCATTTCAACATACTCACTATTCCAGTAATCCCTGTTTGGATTTGGATAATTTTGATACCAACCACCAGTTAATCCACCATCGGCAGTTGCTGGTAGATATGTCCTATCTGGTTTAGTTGGTCCAATGTAATACAACAGTGCCGATCCATTAAATTCTGTTCCTGATGTGTGAGTTGGTGCAGAACTGCTTGTTGTTCCTGCGCTTGTAACCTCATATGCTCTTCCACCAACATTAACAACTTGTTTTGTTAGAACCGCTGTTGTTGCTTGCCAAGCTACGCCAACATATATGTCTCCAGGGACAACCTGTAAAGAACCCTTGGATCCATAAGTGTATGGTGGGAAATTAAATTTTCTCTGCTCTAGGAATGAAATCGCAGAGCCGACTTGTCTAAACGAAGCTCTTGATTGAATAGTTGATTTACCCAAAGAACTAATGTTTCTATAAGGAACATCAACTACATTAAAGTTTGCTCTGTAAATATACTGTTCGTTATCATCTTTCTTAAACTTATTAGACTGTATCTTAAACACTAAACTAACCAAAGGTGTGTTCTGAGTAATATCCTGTTGTAATGGTTGAGTCAATCTAATTGTAAATGGAACAATATCTTGCCTGTAATCAACCTCTTCAATTGTGCCTTCGCCAAAATTAGCTCTTATTGTAAACGGAAGCGCAAAACCTTCAAAAACCTTCATACCAGTTATTGGTTCGTTGTTTAGAGAAATTTTAGGTGCGTTTCCTGTTATTATTAATGAACCTTGAGCAGCGGCATTAATCGTAGCAACAAAAGTTGTTGCTGGTGGAAAAGGATCTTCAGTCAACATAAAGTATCCGTCTTCAAGAAGCATATTATCTAACTCTGTGTTAGGTGGAACACACTCAACATATAGATTGTTTTCCGATTGATTACCAGGAATTACTGGATATTTACTTGTTGTCGCAAGTTTACTTCCATCTTCCATTAACATAATATCACCGTTCTCAAGACGGAAGAACCCAGTGATTAAGTTTACGGAAATCTTAGTTTTAATTCCAAACAAAAGTTCTTTTAGAACCTGAGGAGACATCTCCAATAAGTGAACAACATTTAAAGGAGTTTGTTCTATAATAACTGGAGGCAGCATCTCAGATTGTAAGATGCGCATGCTTGGTGCTGGTTTAGATAACTGAATCTGTTTTAAAATTCTTCCACCGTCTTCAAGTAGAAGATCATTACCCTCATCCTCGACGACTCCGTCGCCGTCAATTCTGGCAATTTCAAGTTTTAATGTGTCAAAATCACTATATGATGGTACGAAATCCTCATAGAAAAGAGTCCACATTTCTTTTCTAACATCTGGATTTCTAGACTTGGTGTGGGTGTTATCTGTCTCAAGTCTAAAGAATTGATCATATTCTTGTAATAAATGTTCTGGGAAGAATGTTGATTCGTATTCTTCGCTCAGTATTTTTACTCCAGTTTCCAACAGTATCGAATCGCCATCAGGTGCTGTTCTTTCAGAAATAATTGTATTACCATTTTCGAAAACTAATGGGAATCCATTTTCAGTAATAAATGTATCTCTAAACCCACCTTCTAATCCGAGAGTTGGATATCTACCACTGTTGTCCACCAATATTCTGCTTGTTTCTTGCTGCCAATTACCAGCAGCGAGTATCTTAACTCTTAGCAGATCTAATTCAAGTTTAGCTGTTAGAATTGATGCATTACGCATAACTCTAAGAGTAGCAGATATTAAATTGATTAGATTGACTTCACCGAATAAAGCAAGACCAACTGGATGTAATAGTTTCTTAACAGCATCTCGATACTTGTTTACTGATTGGCCAATTCTTACAACGTAAGAATAATCTTGATAGTAGAAACTATCCTGAATTCGTTTTGCGCCATCAGAAATTTTACCATCAGAGTTAGTAAATTCGCCAGTTGTTAATCCAATAGCTCCAAGATTCGCTTTAACGCCAGCAACAGCTACGTCTAAAATTCTGGCTACTGTTCCACTAGTTTTACCACGAATTAGTCCTCTAGTAGTAAATAGAGCAGAATTTTCATGAACAAAAATAGTTGAGTTTTCTGTAAATAAAGAAGATAATCCATCTTCAAGTAAAAAACCAGTTCTATTTGATGCTGGATCTAATTTTAATAATGAATTATTACTATCGAATGAAACTACAAATCCCTTAGGATTTTGTTGCGACTCTACTAAAAATTTATCTCCAGACTCTAGAAGAAATTCGTTTTCACCTTTTTCTAAACATATAGATTGAGGTAGAAGTTCAATCTCTTCATTCGTTATGAAAGATCCATTTCTCTTATCAACTTGTAGATATGCTGGAGCAGTTAATCTAGCTGTGTTATAATTATAACCAAAATTTGGAAGAACTAATCCAGAAATGGCACCAACTTGATTGGAAACAGGTAAGAGTTTAGCGTTACTATAAGTTCTAATACTGTTAGGATTAGCTGAACGATCAGCATACATAACCTGCACTAACACCTTATCTGCTATGCTTGCAGTAGCTTGGTATATTTGATTTGCTCTAAATGTAAAAGTAAACGAATCAGGAATTGTATTTACTGTCCAAGTGCCATCAACTTCTCTATTAAACGATCCGCTTATAGTTACTTGCTGCCCGACAATCAACTCATGAATTAGACTGGTTTTTACAGTTATGACATTGGAATTAGCTGTTGTTTTAATTTCAGAAATTAAATCAGTAGAAATGCCAACTTTCGGTAACTTATTATATGAAGATCCTGGACTTAGTATTCTTACAGCCTTAACAGGTCCAAAGCCATCATTTAAAACTGGAGTAGAAATAGAAGAATCATAATTACCATAAGCATCAATCTTATAATATCTTGTTCTCTCTAGTGAGATCTCATCGCTGTTTTCATCTAGAAGTTTTCCACCAGCACGACCAACGTGCTTTAAAGTAGTCCCTCCATTTACTGCGGAACCAAAAACGTGAGTTGGTGCTACATTGCTTGTAGTTCCAGAAACAGTAACCTCATATTCATGTTGTTTGTATATTATTCTTTCACCAGCATTATACGAATAATTTGGTCTAAATCTTTCAGCAGACTCTAATAGAAAAGATCCAAGATAAACTTCTGAGATCTTAGCGACAGCACCTTCAACTCTATTTGTTGATGCAAACCCAGCATCTGTATTATCAAATAAAACTGGCTGACCAACATAGTGATTCTCACCACCATCTACAACTATAACTTTGTCTATTCCACCTGTTTTTACTGTATTAATCTCTACTCGGGCATCAGTACCATCGCCCTCAGCAATAGTGATACTATCGCCAGTAATATTGTATTTTCCTTCAGAAAAAATGCTTACATCATTAATGTAAGATATTAGATTAACTCTAATGTCTGTTCCAATTCTATTGCTTACACCTTTGATTGGTTGATTTGGCTCAAATACTCCAATTATACTATTAGCGTTCAGTGTAATTTCAGTTATTAGCTGTTGATCTATATTGTACTTTACAACAGCTTCTACTCTAGCTGATGCTGGTTCATCAAATACACTAATAGGGGGTACTATTGTCTCACCTATAAGTTCAAAAGAATCTCCTACTAAATCTATCCCACGTAGGATATATTTCTGGCTCCATTTACCATCAGAAACTCTAAGCATATCACGCTTAGGATAGTAAATTTCTTGCGGTTCTTCATTAAACATTAAACGGAACAACAAATCGTATGATTTTGGAGTTCCTTTGGCTAGATAGATTTCTTTGGCGTGTTTGACGATTAATCTTCTGTCAACAATCATTGATCTTGGAAGACTTGTAATAAATTGATCAGCAAAATACTCTACATATTCATCCAATGTAGAATCAATGTCTGCAAGATTTTCTAATTCTCTTGTTTTATAGTTCTGCTCAAGCCACTCATAGTATGCTTCCAAAAACTTAATAAATTTTTGGTGATCGTCCCTAACAAATTCAGGAACCTGTCTGTCTACAACAGCAGATGTCTTTAACTTAACTTTTGCCATTTTTATCTGTTAGGTGTGAAGACGTAATTGCTTCCGCTGACGAATTCGCCAGAAGCAACTTTATCTGGAATTGCTCTAATTAAAACTGTATCTTCTGATATTGTTATTAGCTGATCTCTAACTGAAACGACATCATATGATGATGGTTCTACTGTAAACGTAACAATATTATTTGGTGCTGAAGCAATATTAATACTGTTAATTATAATTTTACCAGTCTGATAATCAACTGTTCCAGCAGTATTATTGGTGTAAACTTTGCTTCCTTCTTGAGAGAGATAAAATAATCTGATATTACCTTGAGTGTCATCATCTAAGAAGAATGGATTTGTATTTCCTGAGATAGTAAACGTAGAAGAAGTCACATTACTTCCAACTGTGTTTCCTGGTTCGTTATAAATCGGATTATATAGGTTAATGTTGTAAGAAGATTCAAAACCAAAATTAGGAGTAATATCTCTTGTTATTTTAAGTTTAACAACACTACTAAGAATAGATTCATCAGTATTGTCGATGAGGTTTTGTAGTTGCGACATTCTAAATACTGTATCAAATTTAACAAGGGTTTTGTTGTATTTTGTGATGGTTTGTTTAACAAAACCCTTTAGTGTTTCTTCAGCGACAGGAGCTTTTACTGGGTTGTAGTAGAAAGCTATATCCAGAACAAGTTTTAAATATGTTGGGTCAACAAGTGTTGGAATAATAGATACTACGTTTCTATCACTTAAGACTTCTTCAATAATAAACTGCTTCGCTGCTGTTGAGAGAACAGTACCAGTTTTAGGTTTAACACAAATAAAAACTTTACCGAAAACAGGTGGATCGTTTTCCTCACCACCCCAAACAGATAGAGTGTCAATGTTAGGATATAATCTAGGAAGAATAATCTTATAATCTTCTGATGTTACTGTTCTATTTTGAGCTGCGAAAAATTTAGGAGCATTATATCTAATACTATCGTTGCTCTCAGCTTCAGAGCCACCACCTGAAATAGAAGTTGTTTGAGTAGTAACTAAACCACCAGATAAATTTTGTCCACCATAAGAGAATATTCTAGCGCCATTGGCTGTCTCGCCTTCGCTAACAAAATACTCAAGAACAACAATATTTCCTGGAACAAGTTCAGCAGAAACAATACCATCTCCAAACGTAACTTCATATAAACCATTTTCAATTTCTCTAAGATAATATATTTTTGAGAATCTTGTGTTATTAACAATCGATTCGTTTTTCGTAAAAACAACAGAATTAGTGTCAGAAGCGCTGGCTTGAACTTTAACAGATAACGTACTTAGATCAGCATTAGCATTGTTTACAATATATCTTTGATTCTCTTGAACAATATACTTAAATGTTTGAGGGCGACCTTGTGTTATTTCAACACCAGTAAAAACATAATTTCCTGTTGTGTTTCTTAAAGCAACATGCGCTGCTCTGTTGTAGAAAATTAAATCATCAGATGTTGCAGCGCCAGCTGTTTCAGAATTAGAAGCTGAAAAGGGTTGAAATGCTGGTAGAGAAATAGAAGGTGGATTGCCAATTACATTTGAAACTGTCACATTAACGATAGCTCTAGCTGAAGTTCTACCTGTAGGCACATATCCTAATAAATTTGAAATGGAGGCAAGACTTGATCTTTTAGCTGCAGAATCTAAGAACATCTCATTAATTGCTAAGTTAGTATACAGAGCATTATAGTGAGTGTTATAAGCAAGAACATCCAAAAGGATATTCATACCAGAACCCTCAAAATCATAATCCGTAAACTCGTTTTGCGCTCTTAAAAAGTTCTTTAGGTTGTTCTTAATAGCATCAAAGTCTAGTTCGCTGACCTTAATTCTTCTGTTTTCAACAGCCATTTGTTATCTCGTTCTTTCTAATGTTAACTCTAAAGTTGTAATATTAGGAGAGTTTAGCACCCTAAACTCAAGTAGAATATCAACATTATTGTTGTCTAAATCGTATTTTACTTCTATATTAAGAAGCTGAACACGTGGTTCGTAGTTCGCTACGGTGTCTTGAACAGCACGTTTAATCATTTCCCTGTTCATAGGTCCAGGGAGTTCAAATAATAACTGTCTTATAGGTGCGCCAATTTCACTATGAAATGGTCTTTCATAGTAGGATGTTAGGAGCAGATTCTTTAAAGCTGCCTTTACTGCATTCTCATTGTATCTCCTAGCAATATCTTTGGAGACAGGATGAGCGGTAAAGTTTAAGTCTAAGTCTGCAAAAATTCTTGTGGCTGCCATATCTTTATTTAGTATTATGCAATAAAAGTATTAGAAGAACCTTTGGCTACAGTGTCTCCACAAGCAATTCTATCGCCTATTCTGGCTGCTGGAGCGCCTTCAATTCTAGTTTTACTGGATCCACTAACAACTTTACCCATGGCATGAACCTTTTTACCGCAGTTGTGGATCGGTCCATAACCAGTTCTACCAGTAAGTTGAACTGGTCTTCCATTCACAAATGTTTTAGTAGCATAAGGTCCAATATCTGGTCTAGGTGGGAAACACCCATGCCCAGTAGAACGTCCTCCTGCGATTGCAACTGCTGCCATGGTTTCTCCTTAATTCGCTACGTTTGGGTTAGATTCTGTTACTGTTGTTATTGGAGCAGCAGGAACTGCATATGTTCTATTCCCAACAGTTGCATTTGGTGACGGAACTGTTGGATCATCATAAATTTCATTTGGGCTATTCGCTAAGACATTATAAGCATTACGTTCTATCTGCTCGCCCCTGTTAAGATTATCTCTAATCTGTAATAATCTTCTTCTGTTTGCTTCCCAGTTGTTCAAAACTGTATGCTGTCTATAAAAGGTAAAGTTACCATCTAATGCAAGAAACCCAGAACCTTGAGCCTGTCCAGGTGGAACCTCAACCTTGATAGTAAACCCATTTTCTAACCAAACTCTAAGATCAGGAATATAGTTATATGGAGCGTAGTACTTATCTCCTATTTTATCAATATCAGCATCTTCTAATAACGATTCATCTAGCATCCTAATATCATATCTTCTCTGGTCAAAAACTTTAGTGTAAGTTCCTTTAATTGTCACTTTGGCTTGAGTTGGAATATTGTCAATTGTAAACTGAACATTACCAACATCAACTAAGTCTGATGCTACACTTAACACTGTAGTTTTAACAGATGGCTGATCAACTTCTTCGTCTAATCCAAATGAAGTTGCCATAAATTCAATCTGAATTTGCCAATTTTCATCTAAGATTTCATATACTGGTGGAAACCGAGTAGAGGTTGTAGCAGTTCCACCAAAAAACAATCCAGCACCAGCATACTCTGGGTTGCCCTGAGGATAATTTGTATAAGTTACTATTGCTCTAATTCCCATGATTAACCTTCAGGAATATAAACAAACTTACCAAAATCACTAACACGCCTGTGGTGATTCATCGTAAATGATTGTTTTCTATTACCAGTATACATAGTTGAGATGTGAATCCAAACTGTTTTCTTCCCATCATATTCAAGTATCATCTGATCATACGGAACTAAAGTTGCAAGTTTAAGAGCTGCCTCATAATGTTGTTTTCTGCTATATCCAGAAATAACAAAGTCAACAGCTTGACCTCTAGTGTGTTGAGACTTTTCTAAAGCCCCAACACTAATATCTCCAGGTCTGCGGAATCCGCTGGTAATAATAATTCCTGGGTATGTTTTCCTAACAACCTCAAGGACGTTCTCGCACAATCCTTTAAGGTTACAAGCAATCTCTTGGGCTGGAACACCATTTGTATCAGCAATAGGTCTAGTTCCATTTTTAGTTAGATCTGCTACTGTAAAATTAGGAGAAAGTTTCATAGTAGATGGATATGACTTCATTCCATAAATCGCATTGCAGTTTGCGCCTTTTGGTTGAACTTTATTTTCTGGAACCTTTTCTTCAGCTTCTGGTTTCGCATTAGGATTTTGCTCACTTGGATCGATTGCGCCTTTGGCTATTTGCGAAGCGATAAATGCTTCTCTTTCCTCTGGTGTATTATCTTCAGTTTCATACATAACAGCTGCTCTATCTTGTCTTGAGTTTACTGTTAGTTCTCCAAACTCTGGCATCTCTTGTGGATCTCTTCCAATAGATTCACCAGCAGAAGCACCGCTGGCGCTCGAAGCACCCTGACCAAAGTTACCACGTGAGTAATCTACGTTCATAGTTGAACCAGATTTGATGTTCATACTTGAGCCAGAAGAAATATTCATACCACTACCAGCTTTAATGTTAAAAGCTGAACTTGCTTCTAGATTAATGTTGCTGGCTTTAACATCAAAGTTTTCTGCCACATTTAATTTTGCATTTCCACCAACTGAAATATTGGCATCATTAAAAACTCGGATATTTGTCGCACCTTTGACATCAAGGTTCATCGCATTGTCTACAAGAATATTAGATTCACCATTAACAGTTATGTTAAGGGAGCCGCCAAGATAGACATATCCGTTACGCTCATAGATCTCATATCCATCACCAATAATTCTATTGACTCTAGTTCCGTTGTGGTCAATCTCAGTAAATGTTCCTGTTTTATGATATAAATGAATACGCTCCGCTTTTGGAGTATCATCAAACTCAAGAACATGTCCAGATTCTGTTTCTACTACTTTATTAAATGGGTAGTCAGAGTTATATGGAACTTTAGATTGATCCCATTTCTTACCTCTAGCAGTTTCAATATCCTTTAATCTTTGTGATTCTTTTGTAAATACAACTGTCTTTTCAATAAACTCGTGACGAGCCAAACGATTAGTGTCTGGTTCGTTTATGTATAAAGGATACTTTTTATTTGGATCTCTAAAACCAAATTCAGTCGACGCACCATTATCAGAAGTGCCAGTAGAATTACCCTCACCAACTGGAGCTGTTGGTCCAGGTTGTCCGTTTTTCTTTGCTTCTTCTGCAACAGTTTCATCGTTTGGGGTAACTTCTTTACCCTTACCTGGGATACCATCTTTTAAAAATAAACGAGATTCTTCTTCTCTTCTTTTTGTAAGTCCAGGTAAAACTTTTCCTGCTGCTTTATTATAAAGCATAAATGAGTTAGCAGCTGCTTGATAGTCACCTCTGTTTATATTAGAACAAACTGAAGACTTTCTAAATCTACCAACTCCGACGTTATAAGCAAATGATACACAAGCATCAATCATACTTTGTGTTACCATACCTCTTATTGCTGATGTAACTCCAGGTAAATAATCTTTCTTTGTTTGCTGTAAAAAGATTTCCTCAGCTTGCTTAAATGTAATAATTTGTCCAGGTTCTACGGGTCTACCATTAATTCTAGTTGTCCCATAACCGATAGTCCATGGTGCTGCTCCTGTTGCGGGATCTGGATATGCCTGAACTTTATCACCACCAATTTTCTTAGCGAGTCCTTCACCTGCTTTAATTAACTCTAAGCCAGTAGAAGAAATAGTTGTGTATTGACCTGCTGGTTTTGCGTTACCATGTGTATTGCCGCTGACAACTTGATCTTTTACTTCTGGTTTTGGTTTTGGTGCAGGTGTTTGAACAACACCTTCTCTAGATGCATCGCCATTCTTATCATGCTTAATTGTATTTGTTCCAGTATCTTCGTCATCAGCTGCTGGATCAGAAAGACTTAATGTTCCCTCATCCTCCTCAATCGCACCTTCTTTTTGTGGGATGCCACCAAGAGTTCCAAGGATAATAGGAAATTGAGTATCTTCATCTTGAAACGCAATAACAACCCATGTTCCCTCGACTGGTCCAACTGGAGAGTGACCAATTCCAGAAATAGCAGCAGAGTTTAAATGCTGCATAGGCATTGCCCATGGAAGATCTTCAGTAGGAAGGATTGCTTTTTGTTCAGTATGAATACCAACAACTCGAACTTTACAACGTCCGAGTTTCAAAGGATCCATTCTATTTTCAACTACACCTGTAAATAATTTCATAATTAACCATCCAAATTAATAATCAGTGAATCTTTCATCAGTTCCATATGAGTCTCGTGTCTATCAGTTTTTATAACATGGTTCAATGCTGTTATTAGGTATTTACCACTAAACATTTTGTCAATAGAATTTGGATCTAAGCCACTTGTGTGTGGTTCAAACGTAGGCATTTTTATTTCAACAACTTGACCCGCAGTATAATCGGTTCTTCCAGCAACAGTAATATTAAATTTAAACGCTTCAGCCATCTTCATTAATCCTATTCTGCTCAGAGCATGTTTAGTATTAGAGATATCTCCGTGACCGTTATGAATGCCATAGTGTTTTGGCTCAGATAAAATTAAAGCACTTGTATTTCTAGCAACACCCTGAGTGAATACTGGATACTTATTTAAATGTGGGTGCTTGGGAAATTCGTCAACAGCGTTATAATTCTTAACTGAGTATTTTTTTGTAGTATAATCGTGAGTAATTATCTTAGAAGCAAACATACCATTCTGTGTTCTGTCAATATAATCAAAACCTCTTGGCATTTCAAAGTCAATAATTTTGCTAAAGTCTAAATTTGACTCACGAATAGATCTTCCAGTATTTGGATCAATAATTCTTGTAATGGCCACTAGCTGAAAATTCTGATAGACTGGCATTGTTTGATAGATATGATTTAATGTAGTAAAATTAAACCCATATCTATTTTCAAAGAAAAGATAATTTGATCTTGAGTCGTTAGCTGATATTTTTGTTAGATAGTTAATAGTCTTAATTGGACTCCAGTTACAAGCAACAAATTTTGTTTTGTTTGTTGTTACCTCCATCATTGCCATTTTCTTTTGTGTAACGAAAGCTGTATTCATAATCTTGGTAACTATCTCTGAACCAGTCCCCTCAAATGCCTTACTATATCTGAGATTAAGATCATAAAGAGCCTCTGTACTTACAAAGTGTAACTCATATGCTACTGCTTTGTCACCAACTTGCTCTCTATTTGACATTTTGTAAATATAGAAAGTTTCATTGATAATTTTCTTTTGTTCTGTAAAGGTAGGAGTTCTTATATTAACCCTAACAAACTCTTGTCCGATAAAAGGGAAAAAATTGATAAGGTCGAGAGAATCTTGTAGAATAATTCTTCCCGTAATAAATGGGGAAAAGATATCTTCAAAAACATGCACTTCAACTACTAAACCTTTAATATCTAGTAGCTGTCCTTTTGATCCAATTATTTCTAAATTAACAAGATTTACATCACCAGCAAATCTTAACGAATTGTGTTCCATTAAATCTGATCCTCAAGCAAGTTCTCTAAATCTTGTACGAGTTTACCAACAACTTGCGGTCTTACAACTTTAATTCTTCTTTTTGAATCATTTAGTGCATACTCATAATCTGCATTAGAAACAGCTACAGCATCAAGTATAACTGTATTATCAACTATAAATCCATCCTTCTCGTAATGGTGGATAGCATTTCTTTGATTTCCATATTTCTTATCAATATTTTTCTCTAGTTGATGCGCAGACATTGAAAAATCTTCTACATAATCATAACGATTATTGACTAACATAATTACCCAGTGCAGTTCAGCATTTCCATAAAATCTCTGAGCAACAATCTCTGGCGTTTCGCCTTCTTTCATATCATAGAAATCGTACAGAGTAAGATCAGACAACACTCTAGTTCTAATTCTAACATTAGCAGTTATATCTTTTACAAGTTTTAATTGCTGTTCGTTACCAATCTTAAAGTCATAATATATCTCAGGAAACTTATTGAAGTACATTATAGACCTCCCTTATCTGGAGTTTTTCCAATCTTATCTTTCGTAGCAAGAGCAAGTTCTAGGAAAGTCATATCAACATTTATCTGTACTGGCATACCAGTTTCTAGCGCATTAAACTGACCCTGCGGTGTGTAGTTAACATTCATTTCTTTTAACACACAAGATGTATGCTTGTGAACATTCTTATTTTCTCTACCGCCAGTATAATAGATTATGTCAAACTCAGAAGGATAGATATAAAGGAAACCATCTCCATCTTTAAACTCTGGGTGCATGTGATACTTAAATGCATGAATAATGTTTCTTACATTTTGTTCTTCCTTAAAGTCTCTTGGGAAAAACTGATAATTAATTTGAAATGATCTAAAATCAACACCTTTAAACACCTGCTCTTTCTTAGGATTGGCTGCAAGACCTGATCCTAGTCCAATAGATTTTATAGCATTACCACCATTGGTAAGAGCAAAGTTAGAAACTACTGCTTGGGCTTGATCACCTGCTTTACCGAGGTTACCTTGTAGAGCTTGTACGATAGCATCGCTACCTTTCATAATCATTTGAGCGGTAGCCATACTTTCTTCTTCGTATTGCATACTGTAACGAATGTTCAATTGATTTGGCATGTATAAACAGATAGCAGTTTCTAGTCTTTTCACTGGTCTGGTTAATGTTCCTTTGTCTGGAATAACTGCAGCTCCTGCGGCACCTAATACGCCACCCGTTACTGCAGTGCCAAGACTAAATCCACCACCACCAAGGACTTGAGCTAAGACTCCAGTTTCAATCGCAGAAGCTCCGACTGCTTCTTTGTTACTAAACCTCTGACCAACAAAATCCCCACGATCGCTGGCTGGTACACCTTGAACAATTTTAGTCGATTTACTTTCGCCAAGTTTTGAATCGGACATGACATT